TCAGAAAACCTATCTTTAAACTTAAATTGGAAATCATAAGATTCTCCCTTTTCTAGTGTTAAAAAATTAGAATTTATTATTATTTTCTTATAATCACTTCCATCAATTCCGCCATCTTGAATATTAGTTATGGTAGTCCATGATAAAGGCATACTTGTTCCAGTCCTACAATATCTATAATAAGAAGTAAAAGATGTGTTATATCCGCTTACCCTAGAGATATTACAAACAACATTTAAACTTACTTCCTTTTCAAAATTTCCTAGTCTTTTCAGCTCAAATGTAGTAGCAAGTGGAACATGATAATCAATTACTTCAAAAGCGTTTTGCTTTACTACCGGCGAAGAAGATATTCCACGCGCATCTACAGCATAAACAGATATAGAGTATCTTCCATATTCAGTAATCGCTCCAAGATCGATCAATACATCTGATTGTGATTCCTGTGCTTCATATGTTCTGCTAAAACTATTGTTGTTGCCACCGGAAATGGTGCATACATATTTACTAATTGTAGAAACAGAAGAGTGAGCTTTGTTTGATGTGCTAATTTGAACTTGCATACATGGTATATTCGCAAGAGCTTTGCTAGAGCCAATAATATTTGACACAGAATAGTTAATATTACTATACGAGTAATTTGTAAATACAGGTGCTGTAGAAGAAATATTCAATTGCATTGTCGCAGAATATTGTTGATATGGTGTTTCTACTCCGTTGATATGTAAGTTCTGCACAATAACAACAGTAATCCACTCTTTAAGACCAGCAAGTTTGTAAATTTTATTTTTTTGATCAGATGTGAGAGTTATAGATACATAACTTGACTGTATATTTTTCTTTTCCGCAAAGTAATTGTTATCATCTTTTGAACCAACATATAAGTATACTGACGATGTTGGGGTAGTTCCGGTAAAATATAGATTTATAGGAGAGTTTATATTTAAATTGAAGTCACCCGTGATTGACGGATATCCAATAGAATGTTCAATATATCCACTATTTGTCCATAAGCTTGTTCCAGTTTTTTTGACACGAATTTGAAACCTATAATTTCTGTTTGGTGTAACTACATATGTAATTGATCCGGTTTTGCCAGAAACAGAGAATTCTTTAAGCTTTGTGTCGCCGTCATATAAGTGTAATGCGTTAATATTATCAGATGTAGCCCAATTAAACCCAACAGTCGTTCCTGAAGTAGAATTGTTTTTTTCAAATTGAGTAATCTTTACATTTCTATCAATATGTTTTCCAAAATATGCATTACGAATCTGTCCAGTTCCACCTAATTCCGCAGCCGTTGGGGACACTGATGTTCCAAAGTACATATCACCAAACATTGTAAAACTAAGATCACCATTTGCATCATGAGGAATATCTGTGAATGTTTTTCGTCCAATTTCAACCCATACATTCTGACCAACATTGAGATCAAAAGTCCAAGTAACATTTCCTGTATTATATCCAGTTCCCTCTATCGCAATTCTATACCATGCGCTTCCTTCACGGTTATATCCCCAATAAGAATAATCAGTTCTCCTAAAATACAGAGCAATTGTTATGTTGGACGTGTTTTGAGCCGCATTTACAGTCTCGTTAATAACGTCAATTCTTTTTTCGTATCTTCCTGCCAAACTTTATCACTCTCCAATCTATATAAAAAGATGTCATGCTGTACACGACATCTTAAAACTTTTATTAACTTGAACCACCTGTTTTTACAAATGCAATTCCATTTCGTGTAATACTATTATTATCTTGTACTGTCAAAGGAATCATTTTTAATGTTGGCAACTCTACCCCTCTGTCTGCATATACACGGGATGTTTTTGTGGCATCTTCTTGCATCCAGAAAACTTTATTACCGTTATACCATCCTTCAAATCCATTTGTTGTCATTTGTGTGCTTCTTGAAGTAGATGGGTTTAATACTTGCACGCCTTTTCCGTCAATCGTTACATTTATTTGTTCGGAAGACACACCATCGTTATACATTCCATATTTCTTAAAAACACCTTGCCAACCAGAAGCAGATTGCTGAATAGCAGATGATATCTTCTGATCAGTCGTCTCGTCAATTCCTTCGATGATACCTGTAATTTTTCCTAACTCAACATTGAACGAAGTATTCAAGGAGTCTATTGCATTGTTCAGTGCAGATTTTGCATTTTCCAAGTCTTGCGATATTTTTTGAATATTTACGTTGAATCCATTTGCACTTTCCTTAATTTCAGTTCTTAAATTCTCCTCTACGTTTTGAATTGTAGTATTTATCCCTGCTATATTCTGTTGAACAGAAGAGAAGTTATCATTTATTATAGTATCATTTATATAATAAGTTTTCCCGCTAGGATCCTCTTTGTATCCTCCACTTTGCTGATATCTTGAATCATATAAAGTGAACCAAGTCTTGCCATCCGTGGAAACCTGTAATCGATGATTGAATATCTTTACCGCATCTAATTCTGCACTTGTAAGAGGATATTCATGCCAAATTGTTATATAATCAATGTCATTTTTAACCTGTCCTAAATCTAATTCTAAACATTTCCATCCAGTTTCTGCTTCAATATATTTCGATGTATCACCATCTGTATATCTTTCTGGATATTGGATAGTAATTGCAGAGCCATCTTCATCTTTGCAAATTGGGATAATTCCATTTGCAATGTTTACATTTTTAGAAAATACATTTATTTCAGTCCATCTATTTTGGTTATCCAAATTACTGCCATTTAACCAATCTCTAATGTAGCGTATAGCAGTAACATGATTTTTCCCAACTGTATGTATGATATTGTCTGCAGACAAACTTATTTCCGCTTTTAAATCATTTTTTGTGTCTTCAACTTTTTGATTTATTTCTCCGGCTGTACTTTCAATTTTACTTGTTAAATTTTTCTCTGTATCTTTTACAGTTTGTTCTATTTCTCCTGCACGTATTGACAGTTGTATCACTTCGTTAGCTGTTGTATTACCCATTCAAATCACTCCTAAATCTTATGTTCTACGTAATTTTCTACGATTCTAATTTTTTCAAAATCGTTAAGTTTTTCTCTTTTAATAATTTCTAAAATTGCAAATTTTTCGGCGCGTGTAACGACAAGATCCTTCAGTTTCTCTTCGAATGTCTTTAAGGTTTTGTATTCAAACAATTTCTTGACAGCATCTACTGTAAGAATATTTTGCACCTGTTTTCCATCTTCACTCTCAAAATCAACTTCAATTCTTGTTGGCTTATCATCAACATAAAGTGTTGCATGAGAACCTCTGTCGTCTATTCCTGTCAATAATCTATTACCGTTCTGAATCTGTGTAATAATTTCACTTCTTTGTAAGCGAACTGTCCCATTTGCAGGAATTGTTACATCGCCATTTGTTTCAATTCTCTTGAAACCTGTTGTCCAATTTGCGATACTTTTAATAGTTACTTTCTGCTCAAGATTTAATTCCTGTACTGTGTTTTTGTCTTCAATCATTTTCTGTTTCCTCCATAGCAATTAATGTAATTTTATCAACTAATTATTTTTAAACAGTATGTATAATTTCTTTATATAATGCAATTACTTTATCCAGTCGTTCTGACTTCTTGAATGTATGATATGGCATACCATTTTTCTTGTTTACAGATTTTGAAACATATGGAATATCATATGCCATAATAAAGTATGATAATTTTTTTGAATAACAATAGAAATATTCATTCATATTTAATTGTTTTCTCCTTTAAACTAAAATAAGATAGTTTCCACATTTAAAATAATGCGAAAACTATCTTAGATTTACTTGAAATTATTTTCCAAGAGAATCAAGGTTCTGATCATGAAGCATACCCACTTCATATTCTCTTCCAGGTACTACAAGACAACCAAACTCCATGTCAAATCTGGATAATTGCATTCCTGTTGTAACATCGTTTCCAGAGAATGATGTTAGTCCACCTCTTGTTACAGTATGAATTGGAGACTGTCCACCCTGCGGAATTACAAATGCAAGTCCAGCCGGTAACATTGTCTCAAAGTTTGTACCATCTTTATTCAGAGTTGTCAGATCATACGGATTTGGAATCTCTGCAAGAGTGGCTCCATTGTATACGCCCATCAGTCCTGTATTATGAATCTCATCCATGATTGTACGAGAGATTCCGTTTACAGTCGGTGTTGTTCCCTCATATCCAGCGAATCCATTAAACTGTGCAATCATAGCATAATCACCAGAGATTGTTGGTTTACCAAAACGTCTAACATTTGCGATAACACCATCAACACCTGTCTTTGTAAGACCTGCTCCCTCGAAGAAATATTTCACACCTTTTGCATTTTTAACTGCTTTGTATGTTTCATCTACTACATATTTAGCAGCTTTATTTCTAATATCTGTACGAACCTGTTCCTGAAGCTCGTTCTCATCACTCATATCTCCAAGTGCTGCTTTTCTGTAGTCAACTGCATAACCACCAGAAATAGTAGTTGTTGCAATCGGAACACGTCTCTTTCTGATTGTCGGGAATTTTACATCCTGTCCAGCAGCCTGAATTTCAGCACCAGTATTTACATACTCTGTAATTTCTACTTCACAAGACTCATTGTATCCAATTGGTTTGTAGTTTCCATAAATTCCAAGCAGTTTAATTTCCTGCATAAGAACTGGCTCCATTTTAAAACGTCTTAATTCGTTGATTTCGGAAATTGCTACCTGATCATTTGTTGCAGCTCTGCTATTTAATTCTTTAATATATTTAGCAGCAGCATCTCCCTTTTTACCAAACTTTGCTAATTCTTTACCATCTGTCATAGCAGAGAATACTTCTACAACTGGAGAATTGGCATTAATTTTTCCACTTACAAAAGAAGCATCTCTACGTTCGTTATTTAACTCAAATGTATAACTCATTTATATACCCTCCTTCAATTAGCCTTGTTTTGTAACAACTTTGGCAACAAGACCAATTTTGTTTCCAATAATCTCAGTTACTTCAAAATAAGGAGCTACACTAGCACCTGTAATTAATTTTCCTGTTGCATCAGATTTCAGTTTATTTCCTTTTGCAAAAGTTGCTGGTAACTGAGCGCCGTATACTTCGATTTCCTGTCCCTCAAGTTTTTCAAAGTCTACGACTCTTACATGAGATCCAGCAGGAATTTTATATTCTGGCATGTCCATATCATCACCAACTTCGACCTGCATAATCGCCTGTTTTGCGTCTGCTTTTGGAGCAAACTTTCCAGATGTGACTGCACCAAAATCTCCATTCAGTGCATCTTTATCAATAACTGCATCCATAAATGGGTATAATTTCTCGATCTGAGAAATTCTTCTGAATTTAATCATCTAATTCGTCCTCCTCTTAAAAAATGTTTACTTCTTCGTCATCATCGACATATTTCTCGCTGCATACTTCTGAGAAAATATCTTCAATTTTTACTTCTTCTGAATTCTGCTCAGAAATACGAGCTTCAGATTCTGCCTGTTTCTGTTTTGCAACAATTTCCATGCAAATTTTAGATTTAATAGAATTGATTTCAGATGTGACATTATTTAACTCTGATTTCTTTTTACATGCATTAATTTCATCTTTTAATTTTTTAATGTCCTCTTTAGCAACTTCTTTTTCTTCATCGCTAAAGTCTTTCAGAGCAGCCTCGACCTCAGAAAGTTTTTCAGATGCTTTTGCTTTTGTTACCTCTTTTTCGAGATCCTCTTTTTCATCATCTTTCTTCTTCATGTCTTTTTCCATCTGCTCAACTTTTGCATTCAGTTCTGCAATCTGTGTGTCTCTAGCAGCAATATCAACATCTTTTGCTTCAATCTGTGAATTCAGTTCTGTGATTTTGTTGTTCAGCTCAGAAACTTCATCATCGTGTGATTTCTTTTCACTGTTAATTTCTGCAAGAGTAGATTTGAGAACTTCCTCAAATTCTTTCTTATCGAATTCCATGTTTTTCTTTTCCTCCTTGTTTGTAGTTTTTCTCTGCGAAATCTCAAGTACCACAGCCGCATCGTCACTTGGAGAAATGCTTAAGAGCGCACACCCCGAAAATGAATAAATCATGGGTGATCTCATATTTTCGTTATATCCATCTTCATATATGATTTTGTTATCATTTTCTTTTAGTCCCATAATTTCAATAGAAGTACACACTTCACCTACTGCAAATCCCTTTCGCACCCAATCAACCAATTTAGGATATCTGCAAGTGCAGCGATAATTAAACTTCGACCCCAAGGCTCAGAATCTTTACACTTAATTTTTCTGCACATTGTATGATTGTTATCAAGCACAACCCAGTCTCCGCCAGTTGTACCATTTTTTCGACTATTGTATGCTTTTACAATTTCTTCTGGATACTTTCTTAATTTACGTTCCAGTTTTTCACCAGTATAATCATCAAAATATCTCAGATTGAACGCAAGCACATACCTACCATTTTTCTTTCCAACAATTTTTGTATATCTCCATGGAAGAGAAATGATAGTAGCATTGATTCCAACCTCATTGATTTCTACAATGTTTTCTACATCGTAGTCTGTCATAAATTTGGATTTGTCATAATTTTTCTTTTTCGTTTCAAAATAGAAAAAAGCGATTCCATCTAACATACACGTAAATAGTGCATTCCTAATAAACTGTTTATCATCAATTTTTTCAAGAGTGGATTTCATTAGTGCTTTATTCGCCTGGACTGTCTTTGTATTTCGTTTATTTTTACTTATTAAAATACGATCAAGGCACGGAAGAGCAGTCATATAATCGACTGAGTTAGACACGATACCATTTTTTGTATATACAAAATTTGATAATCGAATTGCAGTATCGTGATTTCCAATAGGATCACGTAAAATAGAATCTATTTCTTCTTTAGAAAAATAGTCATAAATACCGCAAGAGAATAAGCTGCTTATGTCCATCGGCGATACAAAACTGTTGAATTCATATATATTAGCAGTAGGAGAGGACTCGTTTTGAATCTCTACCGATTGCTCTTTATTAACTTCTGGCATGTCCGTCTCTCCTTTCTGTTAATTTATAAGACACGTAAATTCGTAATCGGAATCTGTTGAAAGTAAATCAAGTTCTAACTGATCAAAGAAATACGATCCATAACTACAAGATGTGTATCTATCCTTACAATTAGAACCTTGCTCATATACTTTTACAATTCCAGTCTGCGGTGATTTTTCATACAACAGTTCTGCACATTCACTGATCATTGCTTGAGTTTCTAGGAATGGTCGTTCAAATTCAAACTGTGTATTTAAATCTGTTTCATTTTTATAGTTATCATTTTCAGACAATATTTCTTCAATTGCTGTATTCAAATTCACAAGTAATTCTGTTCTATGTTCCATTAAAGAACGTCTGAAACTGTATGCAATATCACTATTTAGTTTCTGAGTGGCGTTGATTGCATAGATAACGGCTGGAGCATTAGGATTTTTAACAACATCAGCATAGGTATCGTTGTTCATACATTTGAGAGGAGGATATTCCTTTCCGCGTTCTTCGTCATATAGTGTTTTACCAAGTGAATATAAAACTTGTGTCAATTTTTGTTATCTTATAAGCTTTTTATCTTATAATTCTAATAATTTTTATTCTTATTAGTTCAGCATACCTTTTTACCATGATCTAAAATAATTTTAAATTTTAGGTAGAGCGAACTCGTGGGTACTCGTTTTTTTACGAGTTGTATTTAATAAATACAGAATTATATTCTACGCACAACATTTATATTGCCTATATCTTCTTACCACTGCTTCCAATCTATTTAATTCAAAAGCAATATCTTTTGTAATATATCCTTCTTTATACATTTCAGCAATTTTGATTTTTTCATGTTCTGTTAAATTTAAAGATTTTTTATTTCTACTTTTAACATCAATATTATTTTTCTTTAACAGATTTGAAATGGAATGATGAGAAACACCATATTTTTTAGATAATGTTCTAATTGAAATATTAGAATTGTTGTATTTTTCTATAATTTCATCTTTATTATCAATTAAAATTTGATTCATCGGCTTTCTTGATTGATTTCCGCCATAACACAAATTATATCCGCAGTTTACGCTGTCATAATACCTAATCCAATATTCTTCTCTTTTATCTAATTCGTTTATAGCTAAATCTGTTTCTAATACTTCAAAATAAAAATGTTCCTTCCCATATTTTTTAATTGCTTTATGTATTAGTTGTTTTTCACTACTTTTTAATAGTTTTAAATGTTGTTTAAATCTTTCTTCGCTACCTTGTGTAGTTTGTCCAATATAAACTTTATCGTTTATATCGTTTTTTATAATATAGATTTCACAATTCATATTTTATCTCCATTTCTGTTTATAAAATATTGTACGTAGTTTCATCACCTATGCGTTGCATGTGACTATGTTTTTAAACACAGCCTTCCATTCGGATTGTCATTTCAGATTCCCCGATTTCTTTCGCTCTTTATTACTTCTATATTTCTATAGAAGAGGGCAACAAGTTTACCCCCGTTTCGACAGTCTAGCACAATATAATCGGCATCATAGTCTTCATATAATTGCCGAATTCGTATTGCCTGTTTTGTTGTATCTCCTATTTGATTTGATTCAATATAAGAATACTGTCTCTTATATCCTTGTTTTACTACAACTTCCGAGTCATCAGTTTCATACCTCATAGTTTCTGGAATTCCACGAATACAAGAATATATAGAGTTATCGTTTTTCTTTCCTTCTACAAAAGCAATATCACAAGATATTACACGAATTTCACCCTCTTGCTTTGGAGCAAAATGTTTTGTTTTTTTATTAAATTTTACATCTCTATGGTTTCTTGGATAAAATACTTGACGTAATGTTTGAACATCACTAAGCATAGAATAAGTAAAGAAAGCAGAAGAGTTGTTTCTAACTCTAAGATTTAAAAATTCAATTTGCCATGTAATAGGATCTTGCTTTTTCTTTTCCTGCTGCATCTGCCTTTGAGTACGAATATTATGTTTCAGAGTAATACTTTCATCAAAAGCAAGCATTACAGAAGTCCTATTATTCAACATATCAGTATAAGCCTGATCAACAAGATTCCACATCCAATGCCCATCATCAAGCCATGAACTTGAAATATAAATATCTTTTGGATCTTCTTTTAAACATTCAATCCCTTCATAAAATGGGTCAATCATAAAAGGAGCCTGTCTAATTGTCTGGAAAGGAGAAATGACACTATCATCAATATTTTTGTCAATCTGACGGAACTCTTCTCGTACAGCATCCGTACTACGAAGACCACGGGCAAATTCATTTGCTGTAAATACCTTAATAGTTGATCCATTGTTAAAATACACTATGGATTCATTTGCACTATCCTTTATATCCTTTATCTCTTTTCTTAAAGCAGGAGACATGTTCATCAATTCATTCTTTATCTTTTCCGATATGATAAGTTTACTCTGTCCACGTGTTGCAGAACCAAGTACGATTTTTGAACCAGGTTTTATAATTGCTTTACAACAAGCGTATAGAGCAATTATAAAAGATTTCGCTGCAGCACGACACGCAACGATACAAACAAGCTGTGAGATACCCATAAGATATAAAATAAGCTGTTGGTATAAATGTAGCCTAATTCCTAAATAATCCATAGCGAGCCTATGTAAATTTCTTGAGAAAAATGTAGACCATAAAAATGTATTATGAACATTTGTAGGATTGCTTAAAAAATGAGTTGAAGGAAATTTCTTGTAAAGATTTTGTTGACGTTCATCAGCATATTTATTATTCATCGACATCATCTGCGTTGTCCTTTACAAAATATTCTGTATCCCTATCTGTTGTTCCTGTCATAAGGTTTCTAAGAGGTCTTTTTACAAATCGATCAAAATATTCCCCTAATTTATCATAATCTTTGTATAACTCCTTATCTTTATAATATTCTTCTGGAGTATACTGAGAGATAGTAGCAAGGGTTACACCAAGACACTCGTTTGCACTATTATCCGTTTCTTGAATCGTTGATAATCCAGCTTTTGTAAATGTCTTGCTATATTGTTCAGTAAGTTTAATGTATTTATCAGAATCACCTTTTTTTAACGCATTCGTTTGCAGCATAAACAATGAACATAAACTTTTAATAAAAATCTCTTGATTAGCATCACAATTTGGATTTTGTCGCTTTAACATTCTGTAATGCTCATCCATGATTTTATAATCAGCTTCTGTAAAACCAATTCCCCAACGGTCAACTGCAGATGCAGTGATAGTGGAGTCTTCCGACTTGGCTTGTTCACGAGAATTTACAATATTACCTTGTCTTTCATTAAACTCAAATTTCATACTGTCAAAATAAGTAGTACCAATTCTGGCAGTCTGACCTAAGTTTTTCTTAGCCAAATAATGACTAATACGACTTCTATCGGCAGAGATTTGTCTTGACGCAGTTAAAGCATCAATATGATATACCCAGCCAAATTCCATACACATATGTCTGATAGCATGTTCCTCATTTCCTGAATAGAAATCAATAAGTTTTTTATAATATTTATCACGGCAATCATTACATATTTCAATATATCCATCATTTGCTTGATATTTTGGATGTGCAGATTTTGAAAAATGATTTCTCGGAGTGTCCCAAGATTCACCACACATAGAACATCTATATTTTTTATTATTGGTAGAATTAGATAATGGGAAACGCATATCAATAGAGATGTCTATTTTCTGTGGGGCATTCATTGACTCCTCAATTTTTTCATCTCTTGATTGTTTATTTTTATGAGCCAAATGCCCACCTCCTTTAATTCATAATAAAAGCTCAGACCCAGATTTGAACTGGAACAATTGATTACAAGTCAATCGTTTTACCTTTAAACTATCCAAGCATAATAATAGGACGGCAGTAGCACCGTCCTGTTTTATACATATTTATTGAGCAATAATCCCAGCAGTTCTGAGACTTGCCAACAAAGCATTAAGTTTATCTTTTACATCTGCATCTCCAGCGTCTGCAACTGCAACGCCTTTTTTTGGCAATTCAGTTTTTGTTGCATATTTCTTATCTGCATCAACTGTCTTCATATATGTAGTAAGAGCATCAGATCCAATCTTAGTTTTCAGTGCATCTCCAACAGCTTTTGCATCCGCAGCTTTTCCTTCCACAGCAAGTGTTTTGTCAAGTTCAGCTCCTGCACCAGTTGGATAAGCCGGGACGAATAATTTGCCTGTTGTAGTATCAATTGCAACTTCTACGGTTTCGTTTGTCTTTGCTTTTGCTTTCACACCACCAAGAACCTGATCAGTTGCCTGTGGAAGAGTATAAGAACTTCCTGTCGGAATGTTAATTGTTTTTTCGACAGAACCGTCATACTCATCTGTTACTGCACCTGTAAATTTAATCTTTTTAGGATTTGGAAGTGTAGTCGTAGTTTTTGGTAAGGCTCCAACTTCGTCTGCGGTATATGTCGGTTTTGCTTCAGTTTTCGCCCATGCCGGTACAGTTGGATCAGTTTCTTTTGTAACATAAGTACCTTTCTTCTGGATACCAAGATCATCCAATGTTTTATTTCCAGTTAATTCAATTCCGGAAATTTGTGGTTTATTTGTTAATGCAGTATAATCAAGAGAAATATTTCCGCCTGAACCACCAATTGCAGGTTGCTCTACCCATTTCTTGCCAGATTCGTTATATTTATACACTGTACCAGTATCAATTTCTTCATATGTGCTTCCATTGGTAATGTATGTTGTTTCTATAAATTCAATAGGTTTTTCGTCTGTAGATAATCCAGTAATCTCTAATACATTACGATTCATGTCACCACCAATTTTCTGTAATGTTACCATTATTTTCCCTCGCTTTCTTTTTTCTATTTTCTGCCGATATGAAACCGGCATTTCTTTTGAAAGCCGGAATATAATAATGACTCCAACTGGAATTGAACCAGTGTTACCGCCGTGAAGGGGCGATGTCTTAGCCTTTTGACCATGGAGCCAAATACAAAAATAGGAGAGCAGCACAGCTCTCCATTAATCTCTCAAATCTATTTCGATTAATTCTACATAATCATCTTCGTGTGTGATCCGCAAATAATCACTTCCCTTGATTAACTTTCCATCATGCTTTTTGACGATGTCTCTCATATAATCAAATGGATGTATATGTGGATGAACTTTCTTATAATCTAAGAAGGTGATATCATAATTATCGTCCATATGTATATACACACATTTTACTGTAGATATATTAGAATACTTATTCTGAAAATTTTCTATATCACACAGAAAATTTGTATTCCGTTCATCTAAGATTTTTGACTCCAAATCATGAACATCAATTGCAATCATTTTGACGTATCCTGTTTTTACCAGTCTTTCCATTCTATAAACCTCCGGTGCTATGATTCTCGGAAACAGTATAACACAGAATAGAAGAGTATTGATCTGGTAAATTATGGGAAATTAAAGATGGTTAGATGAATGCTTCATCAGACTCGTCAAAATCATCATTTCTGATTATGTAATGATTTGTAGTTGTACTAACATCGTTATGTCCTAAAAGTTTTTGAGCAACTTCTGGAGATTTATTTTCGTAAACTACTAGATTAGTTGCGCGACTTTCTCGAAACAGGTGCGGATGTACGCGTCTACCTACTATTTCTGTAAATAGTCCACTACACCAATCATTAAACGTATTCTCGCCAACTTGACGAGTTTCTCCATTTCTTTGTTTTACAACAAACATATAAGGACATCCATCTTCTCCTCGCGCTTCAATCCATTTTTTTAACCAATACATAGCATCTTCTCCGAATTTTAGTTTACGTTGTTTTCCAACCAACGATGCGCCTTTACATCTAATTGTATGTGTTAAGTATTGGCGAGAAATTGCAACATGCTCTACACCATCTTCACCTTTAATTTTTGTTTCTTTCTCTTTTGGTTTATACTCAACAACTTCTTTCAAAAGTTGACGTGCCTCAGCTCGTCTACATCCTGTGCTATAAGAAAAAACTAAATATGCTAATTTTTGCCATTCTTCACGTTTTTCTAATTCTTTACATAGCATTAAATATTCTTCCGGTGTCAGCGGGTTTTTCTCATGAACATATCCTGTTTGTACTACTTTTAATCCAACAGTAAAATTTCTGAATGTAGGATATTCTTCTTCATACATTAACATTATATAATTACAAAATGCACTTACACATGATTTTTTAAATTTAATTGCTGAATCAGATAAACCTCTATTAGTCAACCAATTAAGATATTTTTGAAATTCTTTTTTCTTTATTTGTGTAAAATCTTTATTGTTCAAGTGATCTTTTACATATACAAAAAAGACTCTTAATCCAGAGCGATACGCCGGACGAGTCTTTAGTGAAAGGTCAGTTTGATTATCAAGATAATCCTGAACCATTTCTCTATTGAATTCATTAACCTGATTCCAAATCTCATCAGTTATGTCCTCTGAACGCTTTGCAATTTCTTCACTCAATAATCTCACTTCCTTTTATTCAAATATTTTATTTCTCCTCACTCCATAGAAATAGGAGAGAAGTGCGAATGAGGTTACACTTATCCGGTAGGTAGCTAATCCACCGTATCTCTCCTGAAAATCCAATGTTGCATTGGAACATGCAGCGCGGTCGGAGCTTACCCGACACATTCCTTTCGCTGATGTTTCTAATTCTTATTCTCCTAACTGAGAACACAAAAATAGACCCGTAAGTTTTGACACCTACGGATCTTTGAAATGTACATATATAACAGAAAATTTATAATCCAAAAATACGAAGTAAATCCATCATATCATCATGATTAACTCGCTCTGTTGAATAAAATGATACGGAGTGATAACCATAATCATCACTCTTGCTGGCAGAAAATCCATGCATGTCTTTGTTATCTACACAATCATCCAACAAAAAACCATACTCATCATACTCGTCGCACTCATCACAGAAGATACATCCATCACAATCATATTCCATATTATCTTCATCATTCTCATCATACAAATGTACTTCATATGCATAGTCTGCTTCAAATTTAGAGATGACTTTCGAATTGCAGTCGTCTAATACATATACAATAGAACTGCCAGAACCAATGTAATCACCGTTACGTTTTGCTGGCTCACAAAAGATTTTATCTTCAATAATCTCAATCAAATATTCATCAGTATATCCAGCAAACTCCGGATCGTGTAATTCGCATGAAAAAATGGAGAAGTCCATTGTACATAATTCCGAAACAATGAGACTTGCCTCATCGTATTTAGCAATAATAGAAACAATATTATTGTCATAATTTGATTCTAGTACATCATATGTATCTACAACATCTTCACATAATTCATAGATATTATCATATGTTTTCTTAATCATTTCTTTTTTCAAATAGACACACCGCCAATCTTAAGCATTTACTTTATCTTTTAATTCTTTTCCTGCTTTAAATTTTACATTTTTAGATGGCTCAATATAAATTTCGCTTCCGTCCTGTGGATTTCGTCCAGTTCTTCCAGCTCTTTCTCTTACTTCAAAACTTCCAAATCCGACGAACTGTACTTTATCTCCAGCTGTAAGTGCATCTGTAATTGAATCAAGAGTTACAGCAACAATCTCTTTTGCTTTTTCCTGTGTTACTCCGTCTACTTTTTCTGCAATTGTTTTAATTAAATCTGATCTTGTCATTTTAAAATGTCTCCTTTTCTATCAACTATTTTGTAAATTTTTATAATTTATGATATAATTTATTTCGTGGATTTCTCCACATTCTAGGATATCGGTTTTCCAAGATGATGTAGTTTATTTTGGAAGGCAGGTGGTACGTATGGCAAGTTTTTATTCTATAGAAACTCCTGTGCACGTTAGTGCATACGACAGATTCCGCTTTAATAAGTGGGAACATGTACGTGAGCACTGGCGTAGATTGCCACATAGGTAATCTGTAAATCTGCTTATCCTGAGCCGCGGATTGAACTCTCTCGTTAAAAGTTCTTTCTACACTTCAGATAGCCGATATCCTTTCTTTCTAAATAATTCCAATTTTTTCCATATATTCTGTTTCTAAATCCAGAATTCTCTCAATATCTGTTTTTGGATATTGACTTTTCTCCATGATATAAGAAACAAGTTCTTCGTAATTCAATACCGGTAATCCATCTTTGTATTCCATAGTTATATACCTCATTAATTCAAAATGATTTTATATGTTTCTGTATGTCCATATAATTTATCAAAACCCCAAATATTAACACTTGCTTTACTTCCTTTATTTAATGAATCACTATATGGATCACTTCCAACAAATGATGGACTAATCAACACTTCTGCATCACCAATAATTCCTTCATGAGAAGGAATTACCTTTCCATTGTGCAAATGTCCAACAACTAATGTATCATAAAATTTTTTATGTAGAATGCTTTTATCTTTAATTGCATTTTCCATGTTTTTAATTTGATGTCCATGCATTGCCAATATTTCGTTTCCCGGCATATACACATCAATGAAGTCTTCACCGTCTTTTGCAAGATGTACACAAATTCTTTTGTTGTTTGCACATAAATCATGAATATAATTTCCCATAAGAAACTCAAGATCCTCATCTGCCAATTCACTTGGCTTGGCATTAAGAACTCTAATTTGAGTATGATTTGCTGACGGAGTATGATAATACGCAATCTCTGTATATGATGAAAGTTCATTCAACATAGTTGCAATCAATCTGCAAACATCAACGGTTGCTTTCATAATAGAAGTATCATTGATCTTCAGGTCACTTAATCGCAAAATTCCCTGCAGAAGATCTCCGAGCGACACAATTGTTAATTTGCCTATTTTCTTTTCCTGAATAAAGTTAATTAGCCTATATGTCAAATATTCAAATCTTCCCTTTGCAATTTCTGGAGAGTATTCATTATTCACGCTTCTGAATGAAGCCCCATAATGAACATCTGCAATGCCTACTAAATAATTTATAGTATGCGCTTCATTATGTAAAATCGGCTTGAATTCTGGTAATGGAATAGTATTCATAACACTTCCGATATACTCATAATACATCTCTTGGCGAGATTCACTTCTGTCTAATCTATTTCTTTCAATATTTGCGGTCTGAATTTTGATACGTTCTTTTCGCATTTCTTCTAGTTTTTTATCTAATTCTTCTAATTTTGAAAATTCTTCTGAATCAGTATAAATTTTATTTTTTAAATATTCTTCTCTAAATTGCCCTCCAAAAATAGTAGAGGACGATTTTCTAATTGTATCTACTGCACACTGAATATTATATTTATCTTTAATTTCAGACCAATCCATATCATTTGCGCCGTTCAATTTATTTTCAATATCTTTACAGGCAGCCTCGTAAGATTCTGTTGTCAATCCATATTTTTCTAATTCTTTTTCAAAATTATACAGTTGAACACACCGCCTTACATGTCATCTTCTTCAGAGTCCAGTGGTAATTCCACCGTGATTTTAAATCCAACCTGTTCCGTTCCCTCCGGAAGAGCTTCAATAACTTGCTGTGTAATATCACCTGTTTCATCTACAAATTTTAGATCTTTTACATAAATACCATCTAATTGGATATTCTGTTTTGCCGGCGTTAATTTTTCTTTTGTTTTTGTAATTTTAATCATTTCTACTAAAAATAGAAGAGCAGTAATCAACTACTCTTCCTCGTCATAATATTCTTCAGTTTCTGGTTCATAATGAAACCCGATAGCGCATGTATCTGTCGATTCAACCTCAAAATCCGACTGCAACTCTTGTAATTCTGCATTGCCTTTTATAACAAGTTTTCCCGGAAGAATTTTCAGATATTCAATCCAAGACAGAATTACATTAACTATTTCTTCTACAATTGGAAGAAATATTACGATTGTACATGCACCTAATATATATGATAATAATGTTTTATTTTTTTTCATATGCGTTACCTGCAATATAAAATTTAAATTGTAATTTTTAGACTCGAATTTGCAATTAACTGCATTTTTTATAAATTAAATGATCTTCCAGATTAGCTTCATTTATAATATCTTTGTTGGACATATCAAATCTAAATTCACCAAAATATTTTACTTCTGCTGATTTTCTCGCTTCAATTGCATCTTCAATTTTAGCAAACGTTCCAAGGTTTAATGTTTTGTTATTTATATTAAAACTATTAAAAATAGGTTTAGCTTTTATAACAAACATCCTCTCTATAATTTATCCACTAACATTGCAATTTTACTTCTCCAAACATTCGGAAGATGTACATATCCAAATTCTGATTCACCTTGAAGCACATCAATTGCGCGTTTAAAACCATTTGAATTTCCTTCAAATAAATAAGAATCAACCTGGCTATCATAATCACCTTCGATAACAATTTTACATCCGCTACTTGCTCTTGATAAACACAACTTTAATAATTCGATTGATGTATTCTGCGCTTCACTAATGTATAAAATTTCATTATCCCTTACTTCCATTCCTCGTACATCTGCCATAGATACTAATCGAATTTTATCTTGCTGCAACAACATTTCAACAGCAAATCTATCACCAAATTTTGTAGTTAACATGGAACCTATAGAATTTTGAAGTGCCTTTTCAGTAGCATTACCACAATAGAAACCCATATCTGCAGCACCCTTTGCTTTATTAGGGTTAAACATAATGATCACTCTATCATATTCTCCATTTTCAATAAGACTCATCATAGATATTAGTGATATCAATGATTTCCCGCTACCTGCATGTCCGGTAATAGCTGTCATTGTATTTGAAAAAATTGAATCAATAGCACAGGCTTGATATGAATCTTTCGGTCTAATTTTATCTCCAAAAATAGTAGAGCGAACTGTTTTTTCACATACAGCTTTATATTCAAAACCGTCCCACTTTCTATAATCAACAACTTCTCCATCTGATTTTTTAATAATGAGATATTCGTTCAAAATACAATCATAAATGTTTTCATTTGTATGACAATAGAAGTAACTCATTTCTTCATCAGACAATGTTAATTCTTTATATCCAAGATATTCGTCAAGATTTTTGACAAGGTTAATATCCGAAACTCCCTTTGTAGGAAGTCCAAAAATATTACGAGATATGAATTTGCAATTTAAATCATCAGAACATACAAGTACTTCCGATACATTTGAATTGTAATAATAAGCAGAAGCCAAGATAATGTTATCTGGCGTTTCAGATAAGAAATAACTATCAATTATTTCTTTAATTTTTGGAGAGTATAAAACCACATCATATTCGCCATCATGTTTATCCAATAGTCTTGAAATTTGTCTGGCTTTGTATTTTACTTCTCCATCTTTAGAATTAGACACTTTGATATTCTCGATCTCTTCAAGTGTCTTTTGTGCAATAATAAATTTTTCTTTAAATGCATTTTCGCCGAGACTAAGTAATGCATTCGTATCAAGGAATAATGTGCATTCCAATAAGGTGAACCACCTTTCCTCTAGTTTAATTCTAGTTATTTTTTACGTTTTTTAATCTGAATTGTTTCTTTAATCGACTGTGATCTAAAATTCTCCAGATCTTGTATCAATCGATAATTTTCTGTTGCGTATTTTTTGTTTGCTCCGGATACAGTGCGATGAATATGATCTCTCCATTTCCATCCTTTGCTTAACAAAAATTTACATTCTTTGTCTGTAATAAGAACTATGATAAAACATTCCTTTCGTTGTATATTTCTCCACAGTGAGAGAGTATTGCAGAGCCTGGGAGTCGAACCCAGTATTTTCAGATTATGGGTCTGACGTAGTAATCCGTTCCACTCGCCTGCATATAACGCTGCACCTAAGATTTGAACTTAGACACCGCATAAGCGGCTACTATCGATTTTTCAAGATCGACCCCTTACCACAGAGGATTAATGCAGCTTATTGTTTGCTCGTCCAAAACACCCATCCACAAGGACGACAAAATAATTGTTATGTGAATAGTTATATAAAACGTAGTAAACCTAGAGCGTATCTTCATATAAGCCAGTGTCACCTGGATTTATACTGGGATAGGTTTTTATGCGCCACTGATTGACGGTCAGCGCAACACTTCGGATGATAGCAGCCCCAAGTAGATTCGAACTACTGAATGCAGGAGTCAAAGTCCTGTGCCTTACCGCTTGGCGATGGGGCTAAAATACTCCTAAGATGTTAGCAACAGCACTACCAGAACAGCAATGCTATTACTAACTGAAAAGGAGATTAGAAATCGTCAAGTGCGCGCATAAGCACTTGATTATAAATACAAATGGAACTTCTTCCTACTCAAATATATCGTCATAATATTCCGCCACTACTTGTAAAGGGCTGAGAATAAGGGAGCTACCCTTAGACTTCCTTTACATCTGATAAACAGCAATTGTAGCCTCGACTGATTACGAGAAACTTTCACCCATGTCATTCAGCGTAT